ATAATTACACAGGATACTGAATATTTCATCCATCTAATCTTGTTGTTTCTTTTTTCTCTTGCGCTTCTTCTGGCCCTTAGAATTTTTAAAGTTCTGTACCTCATCTTCTATTATCTCCACTTTGGTTTTAATTAAAACCATATCTTGTGAAAGAGAGAATGTACGTTGAAGTGTCCATCCTCCGAGCGCTAATAAAATAGCGAGTAGTGCCGTGATTAATTTTTCGTTCACTTTTTAGTGTCCTCGATTTTATAGAAGAATTTATTTGTATCTTCTGTTTTCCAATCTCTACTATCTTCTACCGTCCATTCAGTGTGTTGTACATCCCAGTCAGGAATATCATTCCTTACCGTATAAGAAGGAACATGCCAAAGTATTCTATGATTAGGTTGTGCTGCATAGTTGCCATTATCTAGCGCCATGATGTGCGCACATTTATGTTCTTGGGGAATTTCTGAATGATCAGTATCGACTATGTTACCTTCGGGATGAGCCCAGTCAATTGTGAAGAGATAAGAACCGTTGTACCACTTTTTATCTTTTCCAATATATTTACCTGCTTGACCACTTAAAGCGTCAAAAACAGTAACACTAGGATAGTAACTAAAGCAATTCCAAAGCTCCAACTCGTCAAGTCGCATCCTAGGAACCTTTTTGACATTAAAGTTGTGCTGAATGAACGCAGAGATTGGCAAACGGTAGAATATACCTCCGTTTTCCATAATTGCATGAAAGAGTATAGCACGCCCTGCCATCGATGCGATGCCAAAGACCATGCAGTCTTCCACCTCTCCATGATGTTTCTTACAATCATAAAGATATTCTCTCCGGATTTGGCAATACATTACCGGAATGTTTGCGTTCAAATAAGCCATTTAACATAAGTTCCTATAGTGCTGCGATTATTAAAATAACAACTACAACACCTGCACCAATCACAACTTTTCTGTGATCTTTCCAGATCTGTTTAATTGTTTCCATGGTTCCTCCGTTTGTGTTTAACTTTACGCGTAAACTTGGTTTTATCGTTAAATCGTTTAGAAGTAAAGAATTGAAGTGCCCTTGCAATAGGGTTTCTGGGCTTGATTTTCTTTTTGATTAGCAATTGTTTTTGTCTAAATCAATCGGCTTTTCACTATTAAAGAACCAAATCCATGATGAAATCTTAGTTCCATCTTGAGTATAAGTACATTTTTTGCCCACCGAGCAGGCGCTCAAGGCAAATAACAGTGCGAGCACTAAAAATAATTTATTCATTTTATATCCTTTGGTTGGGGGGAGTCTACCACAGAATGTGATTTATTGACAAAACTTTGTTCATAAGTTAGCGCTTCTGCGCGTTCTTGCGCTTCTATCTGGCAACACTCTCCTGTGTCTTCTTTTTCTTTTGAGTGCGTACCACAGCATTTTTTTGGATCTATTGACATGTTTCACATTCCTTCGAGTCATCTACAGTAACTCCTTTTGAATCACAATCACACGTTGTGCAAGAGCATATTCCAAGCATATCTGAGTGAGATGTAACTGAACAATGACAGCGACAGTTACAATTTTTACATCTATTTTCTGCCATAAAAACTCCCTCTTTTTAAATGAATTTTATTGGTAGAAAACTGTAGCTTTATCTACACCCGCTAGAGTAACATGGGCATTCGTACTACAATACAAACCATCGCCGGGAACCTCAATTTGATAAACAGTTGCTTCCCCTGCAGTTGCTGATCCTAGCGGAGTGTCTACCTTAAGAACCGTTGCACCGGATGTACCATTTTTAAAAGTAAGGCTTCCTGCTGTCGTATCAGAAACATAATAAACCCCAAATATTCGTGTAGGCCGTTCCGCAGTATCACTACCAGTAATATAACCAGTTGCCGTAACATTCGTCGATTTTACATTTACTTTATCCATAATTCTCCTAGTTCTGCGAGCTCCCGAAGGAGCTCACAATTTATTTATTACGTAAGATTATTATTCTGTATATATTCTACAGTAATAATACCCACGCCAGAAGTTCCTGTACTAGCTTCAGTGTACACTGTGATATCAGATGTTCCGACATCTTTCCATGTATCTGCATCTGTAATAGATGTTGATCCATTCAGGATTACGTCTGCTGATGTACCTAACGCAACTGCTGTACAAAGTTCGGTTCCACCATCAGTGGTTCCTACTAATAAATTAGCAGTGTCAGGGGCAGTTGTAACCAAAAGACTGATTGCAGTAATTTGGCTATTTGCTGGAATAATTATTCCAGTACTTGCGCCTGTTGTTGATTGAGTCCAAGCTGCCGATTGTGCCATTTTGACAAAACCTAAATTAGCGCTTGCACCTTCTCTTATTGTTCCGGCTTTTACTGGTCCGGAAAATGTAGTTGTACCCATAATTATATCCTCCTAGTTATTGAATCTAGTCTCTAGGCCGTCGACTATACTCGTCTAGATTCTGTTAATAATTGTATAGTGAGTGAAATATACATAAAAAAAGGGGCGAAGTAAACTCCGCCCCTTTCTATTAGTTTTTTGTTATTAAGATTACGTTGATCCAGAAGATCCGTATACACATCTAGGATCAGAAAAGCCGAAGCTGTATCTTTCTCTAGCTTTGTAACGAACGTTTCCAGTATCAAAGTCGCCTTCCATAGCTGTTCTTAAAGCTGCTCTAACAAAATGTTTAAAGCCATTCGGCGTATCAGTTTTTATGAACCAGGCATTAGTGTCATTCAAGTAGTGATTGACTCTATATCCTTCTGGAATCATATTCATGTTCGCGATAGCGTTAATGTCATTGTCAGCAGTTCCAACTCTCAACGGAGATTTTAAGATTCTTTCAGCTGTAAATTGTAATTCTTTTGGAAGTATCAATTTAGTTCCTTGAATAGAGATCTTAAGCCCTCTTTCGTCGATGAATGCAGCAATATTAATTAATGCTGATTCTAAAGAAGTTTCACTTAAATCTGCTTGAGTTGTGAACGTGTTTGACAAGTTAGTGCCCGAAACAGTTGGGTGGGCTGTGCTGCATAATACAACACCGTCACCACCAAGTTGAGAAGAACTAAACGCGTTGTTTAGAATTTCCGCTCCCTTAACTTGTTTCGTGTTAGCCATAGAACGAGCTAGTGCCCTCGCATAACGATTGCCTAATCTGTCGTACAAATTGTCTTCGATTGCTTCTTCAGTTATAGCGAATGCTAGTGCCACCGTTTGGTGAGTGTATCTTGCCGTGAACGCTTCTTTTGCGTCATCGAAAGTCACTGCTGCACCTTCTGCTTTAGTAGCTGCGCCACCAAAACCAGAAAGCATTACTTCTTCTTCAAAAGCTCTGTCCGACGTTTCTGTCGTAAAGATTTCAGCTGTTTCGTTTGTGTACCTGTCGTACTCCAGTCCGAATAGGGCATTTAGACCGGGTTCTAGTTCTTTAACTAGCTGTGCTCGTGATATTGCCATAGTCTATCTCCTATTACGTTTGACCTACAGTACCAGACTTATACGAGTGGGCATTTAGAACAACCAACACATTAACCCCAGAAGAGGCTGTTGTGTCGGAGTTATTAGGATCCTGCGAAATGTCAACAGCTTTCAAAACGAAAGTTGAAGACGAATCTGCTGTAGATACATCGAGGCTTTCTTTACCTTGACCAGATAACGTTGACCCAGTGTCCGCATTAATTTTGTAATTAGCGAACAAATGAGAAACCGTAAAAGTAGCATCCGCGTTTATTTCGAATACTACATCTGGACCATCGATAACTTGAGCCATGATGTCATTAGCAGAAATTGAGGCAGGATAATAATTTTTCCACGTCGGTTTTGAAGTCGTAGGGTCTGTATAAAATACTCCATTGAATACACCAACAACAGGATTGCTAGTTGCTCCAGCTCTTTGGATTGTTCCATTGAGTGAAGTCATTACCAAGTCGCCTTGATAAATTGCTGTCGCATAGTTTTTAAGTATACGATACCTGTTTTGTGCACCATTGTACGGAGATCCATCCAGTTGCCTCGCCGCTCTTAGACCGAAGTTTCCTGTTTCATTTGCCATGTCGTCGTCCTTGTATGGTTACATTGTTAAACAAATTCGATAGTGATATCAAAAAAATTATTTCTTCGAACCACCACCAAAGGTTACCCGTGATTGCCTCTCAATATTGATTGGCATCTCAGGTCGCTGTTCCTTCATAAGATCATTATCAACCGCGGTAATTTGGTCTCGAGTCTTTTTCTCAAAATACTCTTTGCGCGACTGCATAATCTCTTCCGGTATCCTTGCCAGCAAATGGCCACCAACCCCGATGATCCCTTTATATTTACCTTCCTGTATGTCTGGAAAATCATTAGGACCAATTTCTTTATGAACTTGGTCTGATCTAACAAATTCCCAACCTTCTCTCAAAGCCTTGGAGACGTTTGCAGAATCCATAAAACCCATGGTCTCTGCTCTAATCCATCTCTGTACAAAGCCTTTTGGAACAGGCGGAGCATCTAAACTTGATGGTGGAGTCCAATCCGTTTTGCGTTTTTGTTTTTCTCGCGTTTCGGACTCGCGCGGTAACGTTTTCGTTTCACTTTTTTTCATAGTTTTCTCCTATTTAACGTATTTCGCGTATTCCTCTAGTGGCACCCCTAATTTCTTAGATATTGCTATCTGTGATTTGGTGAGTCTCACAGTCTTGCGTCCACCTT